GCTGCCCAGCGGGAGCAAAACGCTGAAAAGCTGCGTACCCGCCCGTGCTGCGGCTCGCAACGATATTGCTGCCGCCGGAGCTTACATCTAGCCTTGTGCCCGGAGACGCCGTGCCGATGCCGACGTTGCCCGACGCATCCTTGTAGAACTGCCCGCTACCGACGTTGATCACCGACGTGTCGCCCGTGAAGCCGTTGATCGCCGGGTTCGTCAGCGTCTTGTTCGTCAGCGTCTGCGTGCCGGTGGTGCTGACAATCGTCGCGCCGCCCGCAGTCGCCGCAGCCGGCAGTGTCACCGTGCCCGACGCGGTCAGCGTGCCGGCCACCGACAGCGTCTTGCCAGACCCGACGTTGAGCCCCACCGACGTGCCGCTACCGGCACCCGCGAAGACCGCGTCGACGAGATCCCAGTCGCTGTTCGTCTTGGTGCCCCAGGTGTCGCGCGACGCGCCGACCGCTGGCTTCGTCAAATTGAGGTTCGGGGTAAAAGTATCGGACACAGCGGCTCTCCTAGTTCAACTTGTCCCACGCCTGGGCGGGCGTCGGCTTAGGCGTCCACGTCTCGCCGGCCACAGGGACCGGAACCCAAGTCTCGGGGGCCACAGGCTCGGGCTCCCACAGAAATCTCGCGCTTGCCGCCATCCCCGACGTCACGACAATCGCCTCGGTGGCGAAGCGCACCCGCCGCACCTGGGCGGTGAAGGAGGAGACAAGCTCGATCCTTTCTACCGCGCTGAAGATGGCGTTTCCAGACGAAACCATCCCCGACTGCGCGGCGATCATCTCCGCCCCCAGGCGCACCCTCTGGCCGTCCACCGCCATGGCGGCGGTCAGGGTGAAGGTGGCGTCGGAGAGGAAGGCGACGTAGCCGTCCGCCGCAGCGTCCGACGTGCTGGCCGCCGTCGCAGCCACCTGGCGCACTCTCTGGCCGTTGAACGCGGCCCCAGAGGCCACGGCAATCGTCTCAGAGGCCCCGCGCACGCTCTGACCGGCGGCGTCCATGTCGGACACCAGGCTGATGGTCGCCGCCGCGAGCTCGGTATTGGCCGCGGCGGCCATCATCGAGGAGGTGATGGAGTCGAGGAAGGCCGCGAAACGCACCCGCGTCCCGCCGGCCACCATGTCGGACGACGCGGCAGCCGTAGCCGCCGCGCTGGCCCGCTTTACCGCGGCAAACGACGCAGCAGACGAACACGCGAAGGTGGCGCTGGCGTCGAGGACGTACCCCGCGCCGTATAGCCCCTCGCCGTAGTCTGCTACGCCGTAGTCGGCCATCTATCAGTCCAGCGTCACGTCGAGAGAGCCGGCGTTGAAGCGCAGAACGTCGCCGCTGTCGATCGTCTTGGAGGTGGTGAGGTTGGCGTAGGCGAGCATGTTGCCCGACGTCGACGCGTCGAAGATCGCCGCAGCCACCACCGTGCCCCAGTTGGCCGTCGCGGTCGGAAACTCCACCGCCACGCTGTTGCTGGCCTCGGTCGGCGCCGTGCCGGAGACAGTGAACGTCACCGCCTGGCGCGCGTAGGAGCCGCCCGACACCTCGGTGCCACCGCCACCCTCACCGGGCGCCACCGTGTAGAGCGCGATGAACCAGGAGGTGGGACGAGTGGCGCTGCCGTTGGTCAGCAGCCACGTCAGAACAAGGTTTTCGCCGTAATTGGAAAGCCCGGACATTAGTAGAACCTCCTGGTGCGAGCCACCAGCGGGGAGCCGCTGGTCAGTGACTTCTGAGCCTCATCATTCAACGCCTGCACACGCTGGCCGTAGAAGGAACCAAACACAGCAATGCGCTGGTCGTCCACCAGAAACGGCGCCGCGTGCGTCAGCGCGCCGTAGAGGTAGACGTCGGGCGCCTTCGACAGCAGCCAGTTGGTCGTGTTGGCGTTGGAGAGGGCCGGGATCTTGCCGTAATAGACCATCTCAATTTCGACGTCGTCGGTCGGCGGCGGGACGAGCTCGATCGCGCCGTTCATCAGGGAGTAGGCGACGACCCTGTCGTACCTCTGCTCCTTCACGATGATGTCCGCTTCGTCGAGCGTGACAAACCGCAGCGGGCTGGTCCCGTCCACGATCTGCAGGTTGACCGCCTCGAGCCAATCGCCCGGCAGTTGCACGAACTCGGCATCACTAAGCGCCTCGGCCCGGATGATCTGCTCCCGGCAGCGCAGGCGCGTGTTCAGATCCGCTTCGACGAACTGAATAAAAAGCGGTATCTGGGCGACCAGATCCTGGCGGTTCAGATAGTCCGCGATGGCGCTCTGCAGCGTGGCGTAGTTCGTGATCATCAGCTTTTCATCCAGCTCGTCAAAAAGGGACGGGCCTCGTCGCTGGACAGCCACTTACGCATGGCGGGCCGATCGTCGAGGATGCCCCTCTGCTTCAGATCCAGGTAGACCATCATGGGCAGGCTTGCGACCTTGACCATGTCGCCGCTCTTCTGCGTGCGAGAGCTCTCGTTCCTCTCCGCCTGGGCGCGCTCGGCAATCGAGTCGATGTTGCACGTCGTCTCGAAGACCAGCTTCTGATCGCTGGTCACATGAAAGTTCTGACGGGTACCCGTCAGGCTGTCGTAGGACAGCAAAAACGAAGCCGGGGCGTATTCGTCAGCCATGTGCATTCCCTAGGAAGGCGGGAGGCGCCCGAAGGCGCCTCCCTCTTTACTCACGAAGGGATCAGATTGGCGATCACGGCATGCGCGCGCTGCGAGCGGACACGCAGGCCATATTCGACGACCATCTCCTTCTTGTCGCTGTCGCCCGTCTTCGCGATATCGAAGGTGCGGAACGGACGCAGGTAGGACACGGAGGCGTATTCCGGGTCCAGCACGAAGGCGAAGTTGCCCGGCTGGAAGCGGTTCGGGACGATGGCCACCTCACCGAAGTCGGAGAGGTACACGTCCGCCGTCGCCACGATCGCGACCGGCTTCACCTGGTTGTAGGTGACGCGGTTCGGCGCGATGCCGACGAAGCTGGACGCAACCGTCTTGTTGTAGGCGTTCACCATGAACACCTTCGGGTCGCCACCCTCGGTCCAGACCTGCTGGATGGCCGTCTTGAGCATGCCTTCCGTCAGGGCGACGTCGGTCGAGGTCGAGAGGCCGGTCCAGGCGGTGGACGGGTAGCCGTTACCATTCGCGCCAGACATGGCGGACACGGTCGCCGAATTGGCCTGGTAGTTGTACAGCAGCCAGGTCGGCAGGCCGGCGGTCTTACGCGCAGTGGAGTTGTTACCGGCCACACCAGCCTGGTTGCTAAGGAGGATGGCCTCCATATCGCGCTTCAGTTCCTTCGCCTTCTTGGCCGTCTCGTAGGCCATCAGCGTGCGCATGCCGGCGGTGTTCACCGCGTCGGCCGTGCCGGAGACAGAGATCACCTTGCGCGAGATCTGCGTATAGTTGGCCACGCGGACAGTCGCCGTGAAGTCGGCATCGCCAGCGTCGGCGCCTTCGATCACCGCGTTCGCAGTGTCAGCGCCGGCCAGCTGGTCAGTCTGCCACTCGAAGTAGGTGTTGTCCGCGGTGTCGCGGCCAATGTTCGACATCAGCGGGGTGTCGACCGGCGAGATGTCGTAGATGATGTTGGACAGGTCTTCGCGGATCGCGTTGACGTTGTCGTAGGTCGTTGCCTTGCTAACGGAGGGCATGGGTTATTTCCTCTGATCGAGTAGACCGAAAAGCCTCGCGGCGTCGTCCGCGCGGCCCGTTGCTTTGAGACGCTGTCTCATTCGCTGAACGTCGGTCGCCTGCTTCGGAGAAGCGGCATTCGATCCGGCCCGCATCGGCTTCGGTCCCTGCGCCTGCGTAGGCTTGGGCCGGTTGGCGATGAGGGCGTCGTATCGACGCGCCTTTTCAAGCACCAGGACCGCTCGCGGGTCATACGCCTGCGCCAGTTCTTCGTCCGAGTAGCCGACCGTGCGGCCATACTCACGAAGGTTGCTGCGCGCCGCGTCCCACTTCGCTGCGTCCTTCCACTCCGGCATCTTCTCGAGGAGGAACTGCCGCCCCTCTTCGACCTGCTGCCGCAGTGCTACTTGCTCCTGCTGAGATGCAATTGCGGCCAGACGTTCCTGTTCGGCTCTCGTCGCGGCCAGGCGGTCCTTGTAGTCGCGCCACTGCTTCTCAACGATCGGGAAGTTGAGCGGGTCTTCGCGGTGCAGCTGTTCCCAGTTCGGCTCCTGCGGCTGGAACTGCTCCAGCTGCTGTCTTAGAGCCCCGAGAAGTTGGCCGTACTGCGCCCTCTCCACTTCCACTTGCTGGCGATCCGCTTGGAATGCCGTGGCTTCATCG